CTCAAGCATTGGCGCAAACTAGGTACAAAGCTTAAACACGTTTATTCAGATACAGTAGGCAAGCATATAATGACAATCAATGTTGACCCTGATACTGATTGCCCTATGGAGGGTGGTATATGAGCACTACAGTATTAGACGCATTATTGAATGCACAAGCAAGCTTTGAAACAGCAAAGCAATTGCCCCAAATATTCCCGCTAGCAATGGACCAATTAAATAATGCTATTGAAGCGATAGAAAACGGCAAAGGGGCCAATGATGTTATTCAAGATAATATGCTTGGCGAGGTAGATACAGGTTGACGCTGTAGAAGATAAGCTTTAATATTTAGGTGTGTTAACTATACTGTTAACATTTAATTATGCTTTTAGTTTTGATATTTTTTATTAACGTTTATTATTGTGTTTGCCCAAGCGTAAAAACCTTGGGCCTTTTTTTGTCTGTAATTTAACGCCTAATCAGGGTCCAATTATATTTAAGGCCAAGCCCATCATATCCGTTTCTGTCTTTGCCAAAGACGCAACTATGGTGCAAATACGCTAAACTAATATCATGCACTTTATTATAAGATTGCCAGATATTTTGAGTAATCCCAAGATTGCTAGTCAAACGATCATCAGTACCACCCTCTACACATTGCGGTGACACCTTAAAAGTGTGATCGATACCTAAAGACACGCTTGTATAATTAAAAAACGTGCCATTCATATCTGTATCAGCGTTAGCATTAGATGAGCCAAATATAGCCCCTACAACGCTTATTAAAAAAGCTATTACGATTATACTTCCAACGCCTAAAAGCGCACTGGCAGCAGCACCTCGCCCTTCCTTGACCTTCCACCCTGCAAATGACTTCCCCAAATAGACAAATACATAAATCATACCTGCAACAATAACAAGTGATGTGATAATAATAGCTATTCGCGCTTCATTCAAAAAATTCATAATAAAATCTGTCATAGTGTAAAACCTGGTAGCCCTTCCTCATATTCTTTAAGCGTTGGCTGTGAAACTTCACCCGCCAATACTTGAGCCATCAAATTGTTAGAGTGCTGCCATACGTTAGATCGATAAGCCCTAAGCGCTACAGCCTCATCGTTAAATCGTTTAAACGGATCACCAATATAGCTTATGCCTGTAAAAATGCTGTCATAGCCTAAAGACTGCGCTTGCGCATCCATTACACTTTGAGCTTTAGCCATGTATTGATCTTGTGTCGGCAAAGGCGGCGTAGGGTCAGTAAACACGCCATCCTTTTCTATCTGACCGCAGACAACATCTTTATCAGTCCAAATAAACCCTTTTTGTGCTAAGGTCTGCTTTTGTATTACAACGTGATCTTTTAACAATATAAACATATTTTTACCCTATCTTCTCAATTGCAATTTGCGAGTAAACTTCCGCAGCAAAGCCCGTTTCATTGCCGAATCCATCTGTTGATCTTGAAGATTGACACCTGTGTTGTAGTTTAAAACCTTTTTCGCTGGCTATAGTTAAAAAACCAACAATAAAACTTCTCGTTGTTAAGTTGTTGCCAGCTCCAGCCGATTCAGAAGAGCCTATCAAAGCGTCAGATGAGTCACTGTTGTTATAAAGTTTAATTTGATGACCGTCTACAACATAAGCGGGAGCACTTGCCATAATCTTATAAGAGCCAGCAGGTAAAGTGATAATATCAGATGATAAGCTAGCCCCAGCAATCGTGTTTAATTTAATTGTATTTATTGTTCTGTCTCGCCAAGCTCCATTACTAAAACCACCGCTTGCCGTTCCTACGCTTTTTTCATCTACTGCTATAAACATACCTTTAGAGGCATTACTTTCTAATCTTGTAACGCTAACCGCTGCCCCGCTTGTGCGCCTTATTCTAAATGTAGCATTGCCATCGTTAATAATCATATTACCGATTAAAGTTACACCTGATGCCGTAGCTATAGTTACATCAAAAGCCGCTAAATTAACAATTGTAAACTCAAAATTACTGTTATTAACACTACCAGATAATGCGCTAATAATATTAGACGCTGTGTCTAAAGTCTGTATTCGTGCTGCTGTGGGCGTTATTGTAAATTCCCCACCAATTAATTGTGCTGCGGTTAGTGTTGCGGCCGCATCTGATAAAGCTGTATTAGATACAAGATTAAAGTCACCCGCTGTAGATCCCGCCGGCCCCGTTAATGTGCCGCCAGTTTTAGCATATTTTGCTGTATCAAGCGCAGCAATTGCTAAAGTATTAACGCTTATATTTAAAAAGTCTGTTTTTTTCCAATTAGAACCATCATTTAAAGATGGCTGATTACCTTGATTGAGGTTGGTAACTGACTGCCAATAGTCGCCATCATCACGCACCTGATCTGTTGCACTGTACGAAGTTGATGCAACCCAATCAGCGCCAAAAGTTAAGCTATCGCTACCACCTACAGGATCACGAGCTAGTAGCTGAGTGCCTGCCGAAGTACGTAAAATAACATTATATGTACCCGTCCCAAATACATTGGGGCATCTACCATCACCACCAATGACAACCGGGTTAGTGTTTTCTATAGTCTCGGCAGCATCAGCATAGGTTTTCTTTCTAGTGCTAGACGAGCCAGACACAAAGAAGTCTAACAAGCCGCTTACTAAAGGCTCACCGTTGTCAAATATCTGCTCTAATGGGTCTATTAATCTTGACATTGTTTATTTTCCATTTTTAATACATACTCGGTACATGAAAATATTACTAATCATCGTTTTAACCTATTTCGCGCCACCTTTAGGCTTATTTGTTGCTGCCTGCTATGCGTCAATTTACGCGCTTGCCTATTTTAGGGGCGGGTAATTTCAAGCAAAGATTTTAGCGCCTTTTCTTTAGTAATGCCTACGCTAGCCTTAACTACGTCAGCGCTTACGTCTATCGCATTTTCAGTAAAACCTTTTCTAACCATATCCGCACCGCGCGCTATACTCTTGTCTAGGCCAGTGCTGCCTTGAGTTTCAAAAAACTCCTCTATACCGTTACCAATATTAACTTGGGTTAGTATATCATCTTTAAACTTAACGCCATTACTAGCTAATACATCTTGTATTTCTGTTAACGAATCAATCATTTTAGCGCGCTTTTGCGTATTGTTTGTAAAACCTCTGGCCGCAACTCCCAGCGCTTCTTTAGATTCTAGATTAACCTTTGAGCCTACAGACGTTTGAAAATTATCAATAGCTGTAATAGCCTTACTATATTTTAGGTTTGCTTTTTTGTACTCAGGAGATATTTCTCTAATGCTGTTATTTATTCCTGTGCGTAAATTTTTAATACTATTTTCTATTTGACCTGCTAGCCCCCCTTCTGAGCTACCAAAAGATACTTTTTGATCTATAAAGCGTTTAGCAAAATGTGCGTCAGTGGCTTTTATATTATCAGATGTTAACCTTTTAGCTAACAAGCTAACTAAGTCTCTTGCTTGCCCACCACCTGAACCTTCAATAGCCGATCCAGTAAAATCAACAAGACCTGTTGATGTGTCATAGTTAACGCGCAAGTCATCTAAGCTTTGCTTAAACTGTGCTTTAGCCGGTGCAATGTTGACCGTTTTTCCTGATAACTTAGTTCTTGCAACACGGTCAATTTCTTTGCCTGATTGCTTAATAATATCAGATAGGGTTGATAATCGATTAGCTAAAGACTTGCCGATAACCTCACCAACTCTGACCCTATCTTTAAATAAAGGGTCTTTCATGCCTTGGTCAACTATCTTTAGCATATCCCTAGTGGCAGACTGATCTTTTTTAGATGATGCTTTAATTACTGCAACCAATTCAGGCTTACCGGTTTGTCTAACGGCGTTTTTAAGGGCCGCAGTTTTTACAGCAGACCCGTTTTCAATAATAAACTTAGCAAAGTCTGGGTTTCTTGGGTTGTCAGTAAGCTCTTTTATTAGCTCGTTTTGTCGTCTGCTAGGGCTAGCATAATTAAACAGCTTACCAACGGCCACCTGACCTACCGGGGCAATCGCTCCAGCTAAGGCAACATCTTCTACATCAACATCGCCACCTGATACAGCCTGCGCAGCCTCAATGCCCCCTTGCGTAGCCGCTGACCTTGCAGCAAGCTGAGACAGCCCCGTGGTTGTGCTAGATGCGCCTCTACCGGCAGGAGTAAAAGCAGCAATCAACCCTAAGCTTTGAAGAACATCTATTTTTGAAAGGCCTGGCTTATTCAATATAACTCTTGCGCCGGTTTCATTATTGCCTGCGCTTAAGTTGCCGCCGGCGTCTTCAGTTATCCCAATATTAGGAAAATTAGACTTTAATATATCGGCTATTTCTTGTGCGCTAGTTGTAGCTAACAAAACAGGGGCCAAAGCTGCAACTTTAGCTTGGTTTTCACCCGCTAATAATCCACCAGTGCCTAGCTCTGGTAATTGCGCTGCCCTGCCTTGTTCCCTTGTTAATGTTGGCTCTGTAATATTGGGATCAACAGCCTCATTAGACGCTTGCTCTGTTTCTAGCGCTTGCATTTCAAAAAGCAAAGGAGCTAGTTTTAAAGTGTCATTGCTTGACCGAGCAAGTTCTAAATCATTTAATACGTCTTGCCTGCCTCGTGAGCTAGGGTTAACAATAGGCTGCTGTGGTGCATCAACCTCAACTACAGGCGCAGAACTTGCCGACGCACGTTTAGCTTGTACACGTTCAATTAACCGCTTACGCTTAACTTGAGCTATTAGCTCTTGTCTTGTCATTGATTTAACTCCGCTTCTAACTCTGCATCGGTCATATCTTCTATTGCTTTAATGCCGCCGGCTTGTGGCTGACTGCCTTGTTTAGATGCAACAAATTCAGCAACCGTATTACCTTTACTAAGAAACTGTATAGCTTCGTTCATATTAGCTATAACTTTGCTTTGTGCGTCTTTTTTCCTTACAAGAAAATCTCGCAATGCAGGCCCTTCTAGCTTAGTAGGTAGCGCAGTGGCTAATGCTAAATTAAGCTCCCCTGCTGACAAAGCGCCAAAAGTAACCGATCCAATAACATCTAAGCCCAGCTCATTCCTTAACTGATCTAGCTCAATACTGGCTGTTGTAATGCTTGGAAAGAGCGATTGAATTGCGCCAGTTTTTGCACCGTCATCAATTGCTTTAATAGCTCTATCAATATTGCCAATACTTTTTCTAGCTTTACCAATACCTGTAAATGAACTTTTAATAACTTCACTTGAAAGCTTAGTGTCTTCCACGGCTTTTGTAACTGCCGCCTCAACACCAGGCTTTTGCTCTAATTGTGAGTCTAGCTTGCCTGCTTCGCCTGCTGCGGCACTGTCTCTATCAAGCTGAACAGATAAGCGGGATAACTCCTCATCGGTTAAAATACGTTCACGACTTGTTAAGTTACCCGCGCCCTCTTCAAGCTTTAAAGCAATGCGCGCAGACTTTGCAACTTCTGGATTATCAGACTCTAAATCAGCTATTAATCGATCCCTGTCTTGGTTGCCAGACGTTTGCTCTTTACTCTTACTTAATACAGTAGTAAACCCTTGTATGTTATCAAAAGCCGCTTGTGGGCCTTCAGTATCATAAATGCTCAGTAGGTTATCGTGTATCTTTGTGCTAGAGCCTGCCATTGATGCAGTATCGCGGCTTTGCTGTATAAATTGACGACCTTGATCAAAATTGCCTTGTTTAAAGAAATTCTCTGTAATACTTGCATCACGTATAAAGTTGTTTAGTTCTTTGGCGCTTCTGGCTCCAATAGCTTCAGCTAAATTAAAACCGACTTCTGGATCTAGCCCAATAAGCTCTTGTAGTTTCTGACCGCCACCGGCTTGCAATGCCTCGCCTGTTAATCGTTCAACTTGCTGACCTTTGGCAAACTCTTGACCCTCTCTAAAGCTGCCAACAATATCAGGAGCTTCTTGATTAAGTATTGCACTTGCTAATGTTTGAGATACCATCTTAAAAATTCCTCGCAAGTGTACCGGCTAAACTTGCCAATTGAGTGTTTCTTGAATCCTGCTGATTAGCGCTTGAGATACCTTGTAAGCCTGACAATTCAGCACCTCGCTGTATAGATTCTATTTGTGGGGCCGTAGCACCTAATCTAACATTAGCTAATTGTGTGCCTAAGCCTGACTGTATTTGTGCCTCGCCAACTCGACCTTGCTCTGTCAATCCTGACATAGTTGAACGTATGCCTCGTGAAGCAGCCACTAATGGGCTTAACTGTGCCAACCTATTCTGTATAAATAAAGCTTGCTGCTTTCCTGCCAGCTGTTGACCTGCTTGCAAAGAAGCACCGCTGCCGCCTTCCCCTTCAGCCGCCGCAATTCTCATTCGCTGCTGCTGCTGTCGTCTTCGCAATTCATTATCAAACTCTGACTCTGGAATGTTGCCAATTGCAAACTCTTGAGCCTCTTCCCCGCGCTGACCTAGCAAAGCTTGTTGCTCTTCAAAGGCGCGTAAATCATCAACCTTACGCAAGGGGGAAAGACCGGCTTCTGTGCCTAATCGTGCAAGCCTTATCTGCTCTTCTGAGCCTTCGTTAAGTATACCCATTGCCTCTGGGGTTCTTTGTCGAATAAGGTCGTCAATGCTTTGAAATTGTGGGCCAGATGGTGCAACTGGTCCTGACTGAGCACTTACAGGGCCAAGCGTACCGGGCAAGCTACTTGCAACTCCACCCACGCCAAAGTCTGATCTGTTAAATCCGCCTGAGGGGGTTACGGGGTATTGCAGGCCGCTAGCAGAGCCTCCTACACCAAAATCTGATCTATTCATTAAAATGACCCCATGCTATCTGACAGGTTTCTATTCTGGCCTTGTCTTTGCCTAAATTCTTCATCTAAACTTGCCTGTCTATCACGGTTGGCTGTGAATTGCTGTGTTAGATTACCCGCTAAACCTGCAATTTCTTCAGCTGCACCCGTTCTAAAGTTTTGTCCTGCCACGTTAGATAATAAACGTGCATCATCTGCGCCGGTTTGCAGCCGTGCTAGTTCCGGGGTTTGCCCTATTAACACGTTTGATCGTTGCGATGCTTCACTGCCTGCAATGTCTGCTAATCGATTAAAGCCACGCTGTTCTATTTGTGCAACATCGGCAGCACCGGCTAAACCAGATTGCGCCGATTGCATTAAAGAATCTCTAAATTGTGGGGTTGCTGCGCTTACCGCTAAATCACCTTGACGGTCAATCTCACGCCCTACAGGTGTATCACCCATCATTGTGCTAAACTCTGGGCGGTTTCGCACAAAGTCTATTGACGATCGCTTAATTGAGTCCGCTATTGCACCGCTAACAGGTAAATTACCCATAAACTCATTAGTAGCTCGCTGAAATGCAGTAGTATCTGCAAATGGCTGTAATTGCTCCGCTGATTCAATAGCGGCAAGCTCTGACGTATGACGAGCTAAGGCATTCTGACGTTGTATGTCGCCTTCGGCTGCTCGACCCGCCTCTGCCAGTAAATTAGCTGATTCTATTGAAGCATCACGAGATTGATCTGCGGCTCGCTGCTGTGCTTTTTTAGCATCACGCTGACCTTTTACTGCAACCGCTGTACCAACCACTGCTGAAGTTATAGCTGCCATTTATAATACCCTCGTATACAAAGATTCATTTTCTTTATATCCCATTGACTCGTAAATTCTTTTAATTGATTCAGGCATCGATGACTGCATATAGGCCATATTCCAATATTTAATATTTAACTCTCTAGCTCTGTTTTCAATAGCTTTTAACAATTTTAAACCCGCGCTAGAATTTCTAAAATCTTTGTTTACCCACCATGCTAGCTCTGTGCCTACAGATACATCAAAGTTAGCCATTAGATAGCCTTTAACGCCACACACAAAGCCCTGCACAATACCTTTAACATCGTAAACAATGCATAAATTATCTTCCATAGTAGCCTTAATCATTCCTTCTACGGCATCCTCTTGGAACTCTTCATCTTTGTATAAAGTGTATTGCCAAAAGGTTTTACTCATAGCAACTAGCGCTGGGATATCTTTTGTCTCGCAATCTCTAATCATAAAAGGCCGTTAATACTAATCGTGCATTTTGTGAGTTATCACCAAAGCCACCAATAGGCTCGGCCCTGTGCATTAAATTTGCGTCAAATATACAAGCTCGATTAGGTATCATCTGGCTTATATCTGTAATCTGCCAAGCATCAGGAGTATTTACGTCCCGCTGCCATATTCTAAATTGCTTATCATTAATCGGGGTTGAATTAATCAAACCTTCTTTATGAATAACAAGTGATGTGCCGCCTTCGCAATCTTCTAATCTGTTTAAATAAAGCATTAAACTAAAATTACCCATTAATGCATCCGTATGGGCCTGGTGGGGGCAAGGGGTAAACTGTTTACTTAAGCGCATAAAAATAGAGTTAAGTATTACCTTTCTACCCATCACCTCGGTAAGACTCTGGATCACCTCCTTTTGTACTGCGTCAGGGATGTCTAAAGTGACACCATCATAAAAAACATTATCTTCTGGATTCGTAACACCATCATAATTTACTTGATCACAATAATCTCTTAAGCTATCAAAGTCTGATAAAAAGTTATCTACGATCTTAAAACCCATCCTGTATTGCCCTCGCCTGATTCTTTAAAGTATATGCCCGTTCCTGCGCTTGCGTTGGTGTCTACGTACCATCTTCCGACTGTAGCTATCACATTGCTTTGCGGTGTTCCTGACCCCGTTAAAGGGGCTTGTATGGCCTGTGTTATCTGCTGAATCCAAATGTAGAAAGCGACAGAAGGCACACCATTCTCAACTATTATATCATTAATTACAGGTGGTAGTATTTCATTCATCCTATATCTGCCTCAACTTTAATAATGGTTGATTTAGTCGGGCTTGATATTGTAAATTTTAAAACTCTAGACCTTGGAAACTCGCCCAATCTTGACCATGTAGGCCGTACATTATATTCGCCAATCTTGCCTAATGATCTAGGTATATGGCCGTAAAATATACGCGCCCCATCGTCAGACCAAGATAAAACTATTTGAGGATCTACACCGCCTGAACCTTTAGTAATAACGCCTCTAGCTGTTTGCCCGGTCAACACAGTAACATCGTTAGATAGGCCCACGCCTGACTCTACAACCGCCTCAATACATGCCACGCTGACAGAATCGCCTTGATTATCAAAAGGTCTTGAAGTCACTGACCTAGGCGTTAAAATACCGTACTCGGTAAATAGATCCTCATCTAATGCGCCAATGTTGCCGGTCTGTGTATCGCCTACTAAAATTCGCCCGTAAGCGTTAACCATATGTGTGCATCGATAACGATCTAATTTAAATTCGTCAATAGATTGCCTTTCATGCCATCGCTCGTTAACTAAATCATAAACGTAACACGTACCAGGCACACTAATGCCCATCCAGTAAGCTCCAGATTCAGCGTAAACCCATGAAAATACTTGCTCTGGTATTGTGTCAATCTTTAATCTTGAGAACTCGTTTTCTATTGAGTTGGTGCTAATCTTCTTTTTTTGACCGCCTTTGATGATCCATACTGCGGGTGACTCATTAACACCAGCACCAACAAAGCATAATCCACCGCCAAACTTAACAATAGTCTGCGGGGCAGTAACGCCAATATCAATAGTTGAGCCAACAATAGGCGCAAAAGGTGCTGGCACTCGGCCTATACTTCTGAATTGCTGTATTGTTTCTGAGCCAAATATATAGAGTTGGTCGTTTAATACACCTTGACCACGTATTTGATCGGGGTCTGATTCAGCTACGTTAAAATCTAAAGCGTCATAAGCTAAACCGTTATTAAGATTAGAATTAAAAAACTTTTTACCATCTGATTTGTGAAAACTAAAATAGCCACCGGCATAAGCAACAGAATCAGCAGGCCCGTCAAAATCAGAATCAGTTATTTCAACTAATACACTGCTGCTTAACGTGTAGATAAAACTTTTACCGGCTGTTACCGTATCAGGAATAGAGACTATACAAAGCTGCAAACCATTATCGGCCATGTAAACACGCTGTACGCCGGGTATTGTACCTATTACTGTTTTAGTAAAAGATTCATTCCCGTCAACAACAGATCTCACAAGTTTTACCAAGCTATTATTAATAACAAAATAAGGCGCTCCTGCAAATACATGAGCACCGCGACACCCCTCACCGTCAACCCCATCTATCAAGCTTGTAATGCCTGGAGTGCTAAATAAATTTGCGTCAGTTATTGTAGATGTTTGCGGCAAGCTAACGTAAAAATTAATACATTGTTGAGCACTAATAGGCAATGCATCAGATACGTAAAAACCCTGCGCTATATCTAAAGTAGTTCTCATTAATTAATTCTCATTACTGCGCTACTCACTAAAAGATTAACTGTTGACGAATCGTTGGCTACAAACACCTCAACATAATCGTCAGTTTCTGCGTTTATCTGCCAAGGCAAACTAATGACTTGTATAAGGCCACCAGATGCCAATGGTGCTGCTCGTCTTGATCTAGCTACAATACTACCATTAATTGCAATATAGGCACTCATGGCGATAGCTGCACCGCTAACAGGGGTTACTGTCAGATCAACCATAATCGGTAGCTTGGCATTCTTTGAGCCTTTGTATTGATAGCGTCCTGCGGTTGTACCCACCGATTGGCTAACTGTATCAACTTCCCATGTTCCTGCCACTAATACCGCTGTGCCTGCGCCTGCAATAGTTGTTGCCGTAGAGTTACCAATCAAAGTTAACAAGCCATCAGGTCGTGTATTAGCCACCTCATCATTGCCTTGAAATTCAAATCGAGCGTTATTTACATTAATATTAGAGCCAAGCAAGGACGGGCCTTTAACATGACAATTATTTAAAACACCAACGCCGCCTGAGTTAATGTTTGCGCTGTTTGCCGCACCATCTAAGAATTTAGCGCCGCTTGCCCCTCGCGTTACCATGTTATCAAAGGTTATACCGTCGCTAGTTGAGGTGACTAAGTTAAATAAAGTGCCGGCAGCAATGTCAGAAAAGCCATTAGTAATTAACATATAACCCATGTCACCTGAAAATGTGAACCCTTGAGTAGCTACATCATAGTCACATCGGGTTAATCTGATTTGCTTTGTTTTAGCAATTGCGCCTAAGTTTTTACAATCGAAATCAACTACATCGCAATCAAACTTAAAAGTAGAGTCTGTGGTATTTAATCCACTAAAGACTGTACCATTAGGAGTTTTAATGGTTATATGCTCTATATGCACATTGGCATTAACCCAAGTAAACATATTACCTGTGCCGGTGTAAGTCAAAGAGGTATTAACCTCACTATCGCCTTGCAATGATGAGTTATCAGAAAACACAAATCGATTAGACGTTGTGATGTCTTTAACTTGTCGATAAGAAATGTTGGCCGCTAAAGTAATAACACCGCCAACAGCATCAGGAAAGTCTGCGATGGTACTCACTACCACATTTGTTCCTGATGTAACTGATAGAGTTATTAAGCCAGTAGATGCGACTGCATCAATACCACTACCGCCAACAATGCTCCTAAAAACCGCAGCAGATACAGATGCATTATCAACTAATCTTGCGCCTGTATTGTTGTAGCTAAAATTAGTGGCAAAAGTAATGCCGTTTTCTGAGTTAATACTTGAGGTTATACCAAAGCCGCTTGTGATGTTTCTTATGCGGTTAATCGTACCCGATACATCTAAGACAGCACTTGCACCCGTTGCCGGGCCCGCTTGAACTAGTGTACCTGTAGCGCCTAACGCTGAAATCAAATCACTATCTAAAACTTTATAGTTAAGACCGTTAAAAGTGTAATCAAAGTACGCCCCTGAAGGTATGCTTGCGCTAGCTGTAAAAGCGCTTTTTTTAACGCCCTTTGTTGTGTTATTGCTCATCTTCAACCCCTAAGTATTCGCTGCGGCCCTGATCGTTTGTATAGAAATCAGCACCATATAAACCGTTATAATTACCCGAACCCACTGGTAATGTCGCTGGGAATTGTGCAGGCTCAATAATGTTAATTGCTTGTGCTCGCATTGAATTAAGCGAACGTTTGGCACTAAATTTAATTAGTGGGTTAACTGGCCCTATGTTGTATTGTGGCCATAATATTAGCGCTAAATTCTTGACCATACCCATAGCAACTGTGTCAGGTACGGTTACAAGGTCATCAGGGCTTGTTAGTGCTGTATAACCTAATACTATGCCTTGTGAGTCATACTTAGCCATCATGCGATTTAAATAACGTAAGCCATCGATTAAATTGACAGGCTCTATCTTGTATTTAGATTGCACAACCTCAGCAAATGCAAAGGTAATTATATCTTTAGCTTTCATGCTGACTCAGGGGCAATATTGCCATTATTTTCTGTAAGTATTGGCGTATCTTGGTCGTTAAAGAATTGTGCTGTGTTCCAGTATTCGTTGCCCGATCCAATCGGTAGATTACTAGAAAGCGGAGAATTTGCGGGACTTTCATAAGCTATCTGCCTAAGCGTATCTAAGCCAGTTACCGCTTGCTCAAATAGGTCAGTGCTTGTTAGTGTGCCTTTAAATAAAGGGCTTATTTCTATCGCTAAGTTTTTGACCATGCCTTCAATAGCTCCGTCATCAACCGTTATCGTATCGCCTAAACTATTGACCGTGGTATAACCCAAGTTAACACCGACAGCGGATAGCTCAAACATCATTAAATTTAAATAAAATATACCTGCTTGGGCTTTGTAAGCATCTACAGCAGCCTCAGCAGGTATTGCAACTATTTCTTTTAGCGCATCAAGTATAAGTGTTCCCGCTGTTTCCATTACCTTGACCTTTCATTGCGCTGCTTTTTTTTGGCTTTCTTACTTTCTTGACTTTTGGCTTCTGGTTTTTCATTTCTAACCCAACCTTGTGATAATGCAAAAGCCTCCATGTTCGGAGTATCTTGCAATGTAATTAAAGATAAGCTTGGTCGCTTCCATACAATCATAATACACCTAAAAATAAGGGGGCTTTCTAACCCCCAAGGTAGCGAAGGTTAACCAAAGAACTGAGTTGCGAAAAACGGGTTCATCACACCGTATGCAGGTCTAAAGTCAATTCGAATCTTCTGCACGTTTTGCTCAAAGCCTACACCCTTCGAGATACGGAATTGCAAACCATCTTCAGTAGTTGCAACTGTATCAGTAGAGTATAGCTTTTCAATAGGCACTGAACCCATTGAGAACGCTTGACGATGCCATGCCAAGTTAGGCTGTATCAATGTAGTTGCAGCCCCGCCTAATGCAATAACGTCATTATCGGCAATTGCTTGAGACACTGTATTGTACTGACCAGAAGCCTCAAAAATTGCAGGGCCGGTAACAACTAAAGTTCCTGCGCCAGATCCGTTTAATGTAACCGTCTCAGTAACCGTACCAGTCCATAAAACCGGCGCACCCGCTGCACCAATAATGGCTTGACGAGTAGATAAGTTGAATCGATTAATTGCACCGGATGCCGCAGTAACCGTAACAGTCTCACCAGCCGAAACAACTAAGTTAGC